TGCTAGTTCCATTTGCTTCTAAATAAACTCCATTATTAGCACCAAAATAACCAACTCTTTGTCTTAGATTTGCTTTTGGAGGTTCCATAATAACTGTGTTGAGAATCTGTAATGATTTTCCTGGTTGATATGAAAATACTTTAGTAGTTTCCCGAACGACTTCTGCGTTTGTGGTTGTATCTAATTTTAGTTCTATCAACCCTGCATTTGCATTGAAATTATACGTTGCTGTTGCAGTGTTTGATGTTGCCCAAAGACCATTATCTCTATATCTGTGTGATGAATCAAATAGAGTTAAGGGCATTGAAACTCTTGCACGACCAAAAGCATCAACTGCTGTTCCGGTGGGATTTGCTGCTCCTACTTGATTGCCGTATTGATCTGCAAGCATTACTACTTCAAATAATGTTTTTCCATCGTTTAAGTATTGATGGGTATCTTTTCTAAATTGTGCCATTATGATACTCTTTTTACTTTGCCTTTGATGTAATGAATCCCTTGAAACTGCTTATCTGTATGGTGATCTCTGAGAGATTTTCCTCCCAATTCTTCAAGTGGGGTTGTGTGAATATCATCAACATTTGCTTTGTGATCATCATAACCAACAATATTTTTAACACCACCCAAACCAAATTTTGGTTCTGTTAAAATGCGGTGTAACATTCTTGCTTTATTGATGTGTGTTGGATTTTTTCCATAATTGCCTGCTCTATGTAAATGGAAATTTGGATGTGAAGTATCCAATCCCATTTGTTTTAGAGAACCCAACAATATTTCAGGATGTTCCAGATCACTTCTTGCTGTAATAATATGAACATGGTGTCCCGCATCTAATAATCTTTGTGCGTGGTTAATCATTTTTCTGATTGGATGCGCAGAATTAGCAAACACCTTAGAATCTGTAAATTCTTTGAAATCGTAACTGTGTCCAGGTTTAAGGTTATTTTCTTTGACATGTGTATTGAATTCGGAGGTGGACAAAGTCTGTACTCTATTGCCTTTCTCATCATTCACATGAACCTTTGCTCCTTTTTGAGGATCATGAGTGACGAGAGTATCATCCATGTCAAACCAGTGTAGAGATTTTTCTCCACCATACATTTTTTTCATCAATGATTTGAGTAACTGTTCGTCTAATTGTATGAATGATTTGAATGGTAACATTATTGTGTTCTCTTAAATGATGATGGATATCTTCTTTTTCTAACAGCAATATTTAACCTAGAATTGGGTTCTGATTTTGATCTTTGTTTAAAGTTTAAAGAAAGTCCTCTATAACTAACAGAGTTTGAACCTTCTTTATGATATAGTTCTGGAGAATGTGTTTTATCGTTTAAAATAGAATCTGCAAAATGATCATTTCTTATTACTATCGGAGATTCTTGAGAACGAGGAATGACAACTTTATAGGTAAAATGTTTGGTGTCCCCTTGAGGTTGTCCATTAATGAGAGTTCTCATATAGTTGGTTTTATCCTCATCTTTCATTTTTCCCATCTTTTCATAAAATGCTTTGGCATTTGTTGGCATGTGCTGCCTATTTACTTCAATGCCAAGATTGGTTAATTCATTTTCACCTGCTGTCCTATACGAATACTTCGGAGATTTTTTAAAATCTATGTGAGTGTGTTTACCATCTTCTGAAACGAGTGTTAAATCCGCAGGTCTTGTGTGATCTGGAATATTTTCACCAAACGTTTGTTTTATATGTTCTGGTCTGTCATGCCAATGAATCGCAGTTATTGGTGAAGATATATTCGTGCCAATCAGAACATGTTTCACATGATTAGAATATTTTTGAACAAGACCTTCAAACTCTGGGTGTGATTTTAATTCTTTTACTTTATTTGAAGTTTGCGATTGTATCTTGTCTAAGTTCGCATGTCGTCTTATTGCTTCTGCCATAGCAAGTTCATGATGATCTGAACCCAATCCAGACTTTTTTTCTGCTAAAAATTGTTTGAATCTCATCATTCCGTTATCCATTCTGGGGGTGATCTTTTGGTCCATGCATGCAAATGCTGTTTACCGTATTTATAATACTTTATATATGAAGAAAGACTATCACCAGGAACAACATACTGTTCATCCATTGCAGGTGTTGGTTGTGTAAAACCACCATGCTTAATACTCTTTGGTAATTCAGACAAAACAACTTTCATATTATCACACTTGTGAATTTTACCATATCTGTGAGTATATTCATCCAACAACGCAACAAAATGCCAATACAACCACTGATAGTTAGCAGAAGTTTCTCTACACCAGATTGCACTTGGGTGATGGATATGGGTAGCAACATACAACTTGGTTTCTCTATCATCAGATAGAACCCATCGTTTCATCTTCCTACCATTTTCATTTGGTACAACAACCATTTTACCATCAAGCACACGATGTGCCGTTGATAGCAGTTGTGCTGTCTCCAAAATCATTTTAATCACATGACGATCAACCATTTGTTGTGCTGCAATGATTGGGTCTGAGTTGATGTAAAAGATGTTCAATTTAACCTCCATGATAAAGATATATTATAGCACAAAGAAATAGGGAAGTAAAGTTTCCTCTACTTCCCTCTAGGCAATATTCTATTGCCGAATGAATACAAAAATGTCGTGAACGAGAGGAACCCCACCTTTAGGCAACTTATCGTTGCCGATCACCTCGTTACTTCCTTGCGTCTAATCTTAGATAAACACTTGCCTCTTATGGAAAACCATAAACACGACTCATTGTTCACTATTTATAATTCTGACATTCTTGAGTATAAACTCTGGTGAAAATCCATCAAAACCTCCACCAGAATTCAAAAAGCAACAATACTCAAATGCTTTCTTTTGAGAGTCAAAAGACTTGATGTTGTAACTCGTTGCTTTCTCAAAAACAACGAACTTGTTTTTTGAACGAAGAATGTCATAATTCATTAGATTACTCCTTTGTATGATTCCCATGCTTCTTCTGACATTACAAGACCAAGTTCTTTTTCAATCTCTTTGATTTCTTTCATCAAAGAATCACACATATAATCCTTGATTTCAATATCATGTTTTGTTGATTCTGTCACAAAAGCAACAGCAGAATATAGGTTCTGTAGTCGGATTATAGTAGAATTTACAGAGTGCACTAGTGATACCATCACAAAAATCCTTTGAATTTATCCTTGTAGAACTTCTTCTTTGGTTTCTTTCTTTCGTCTTCTTCTTCTCCAAATTTACTGTCATCAAATACAGGTCCGTCAAGTATTTCCTCCTGTGCTGATTGTTCTACATTATACAGTCTCATCTTTGCTCTGTCAACACCGATCACAAACCTTTTATTGATGTTTGGATCACCAAAACGGTTCTTTAGTTGTTTAACCATGATCTGACCCAACTCATCTAACTCTTCAGTAGCAATCAATGCAAGCATCAAGTCAACAGTCATAGGCAATCCAATACTATCAGATGTGTTCTCCAAACCAAGATCAGATGCATTGAATGCTCCACGATTTGCCTGTGTGGCAGTCCAAATAGGAACTTTGAATTCTACTGCCAATCCTCTCAATTCTTCAGCAACTGCTTTCACATACGAATATGTGTTTACTTGTGATCCTTGTTTAATTCGTGAAGATATACATAGATTGAGATAGTCTATATAGATCACATCAGGAACAAAGTTTCTCTTGATCTTCAGTTCGTTCAATAGATGCCTGAAATGAGCAGAACCTGCAGATGCTGTTGGATATTCCTTGATGATGATTTTTCCTTTGGTTGTTTTCTTGATCTTCTCCATCTTCTTCTGATATTCAATCTTTGATAATTCCATCAAATCCTGAATAGTTACATCCAATAGATTTGCATCTATGCGTTGTGCTATTCGTTCTTCTGCCATTTCTAATGTGATATATAACACATTCTTATTACACATAAGATTGTGTGCTGCCATGTGACACATTGCCAATGACTTACCACCACCCGTTGTGGCAATCAAACAACATAGTGTTTTTTGTGGAACACCCCCACCTGTAATCTTGTTAAGATATTCCAAATCAAAATCAAGTTTGATTTCTTTCTTGTGGTACTCATCAAACCTATCAGAAGCATCTTCAACAAAATCGTGTCCAACATGAGAATCAAAGGATACTTGTAAAGCATCCTGCAACAATTTTGGAATAGAACCTTTTGGAACCTTTGAGTTCTTATCCATAACCTTGATTGATTCTCTCAAAGCATTGAATAGTGCCTTTTCTTGGCAAAATTCTTCTGTCTTATCAACCAACCAATCAAGGTTTGTGGTCTCATCAATACTAAGTTCCGAGACTAATTGTCGCACATCTTTGAAAGTTTGTTCATTCAAAGATGTTTTGTTTTCCAGATCAATGTATAGTGCTTCCTTAGTAGGAAACTGATTATATTTCGTCGCATACGAATGAATCAAATCAAACACAGTTTTATCTGTGTCTGACTGAAAATATTCTGGTTTGATAAATGGCAGAACTTTTCTGCCATATTTCTCGTTGTATATTAGATGTGAAAGTATTGTCTTTTCCATGGTTCCCTATTCATAATGGTAATAACCAAGTTCTTTCATGAACTGTTCTGTGGAGATTGATTTTAGATGTTCAATCCTTCGTTCAAAGTAACGAACAAACCTTTGTCTTGCTTCCTCTGGAGGATATCCGCATTTTGGTTCATCGTCAAGTTTTGTATTACAGTTACAGTTCCAGGGTTGTTTGCATGATGTAAGATTTAATTGAATCTCATCATCTTTATAAATGATTTCATACATATCTTCTGTCATTGATTATCCTTCATGTACCAAAGAAAACTTGTTGGTGACATAAGATTTGAAGTTGTCGTTTTTGAGCAACGATTCCCAAAACTCGTTATCAGATTCAATATCTGCTTTCCTTCTCTTCTTTTCACCATCAGTTGAATACCATCCTGAAGACATTTCTTTAATAAAATCTCCTTCCAATGCAATATCAAATAACCCGGACCATTTCTCAATACCAGAATTGAGGATTACCGTAATTGGAATCTTGGATTTCTCTTTTACAGTTCTGGACTTTTCAATATTGATGATAAAGTTAAATCCAGATAGTTCATTGGACCCTTTTTCTTTTTCTTGTTGCCTACCAATAATCCAAATGTCATTTGCTGAATAATATGCACCAGTATTGTGCGTCACTACTCCATTTTCCAATATATAATTTTGTGTATCATATTCTTTTGAGTCCACAGTCAAATCATATACTGGCATCTTATCAAGTTTTTTTATGTTTACAATTTTCATTGTGCCACCTTTCTATCATTCCTGCTATAGTTTTAATTCCACAATATATACATACATCTTTTCTTTGACTGATCTGTGATGGGTTTTTCCATATATCTTTGTCGTATTGTTCTCTTTCTTCTCTTAGCACTCTAATGCTTTCTCCGGTTTTAATGTTTTTAAGCATTAGATATCCCGGCTTTGATATTTTTCTCCTATGTTCTTTTGTTTTTGGTTTTTTTGCTACCTTTTCCACCCAATTTTCTATTTGACTTTTGCTTTTTTTCTTTCCTTTATTTTTTTCTCTGAGTTTTTGTTTTGTGTTTTCAGAGTGTTTTTTTCCAAAAAAAGAATTTTTTGGTCCTGTTTTTTCTTTCATTGTTTTGCTAACTTTCTGTTTTGCCATCTCATATTGTTTTGAAGTGATGTTTCTTACTTGATTTTTACTTTTTCTACACATAGAAAACCAAGCAAATGCCATTTTCGAATTTCTATGAATATGATATAATAATGCGTGTGCTATATAATGTTCTCTGGCAGAAAGATTCACAACATTTTCTGGAGAATCGTCTCCTCCCATACATTTTGGAAGGATATGGTGTTTTTCAAAATATCCTTCTTTCAACGGTTCAAGTTTTCTTTTTTTGATAAGACTGTCATATATGTTTTGATAATTCATCTATCCTCCGTTATACTAAGCAGTATAATACTATTTATAATAACGAAAGATTCTTATTATACTGCCTACACGATATAACAATCATCACCAACAATCAACTCTTTAGCAGCAACCCATTTGCCGTCAACAATAAATAGATGATTGTCAGAACAAATCACAGAAGACCCGTCTTCAAATTTTAATTCATAACATTCTGGTGTTCCTTCAATTAAAGTTTCTGGATTCCATACACGAATCACTTCTTTTGGTCCTTGTGAAGTTAATACAAAATCTCCGACTTGGAAATCTTCTATTGGTTTGCTTCCGGTGGGAGTTCTGATTTTTGTTCCTGCAACAACACATCCACCAGATGGAATATTCTTAGGAAACATTGTTCCAATCTCTTTGTATACATGATTGATAACAACCATTGGAATATCTTTGAGTGTTAGATGTGGTGTTACCATTCTAAACAGTGACTTTAGTTGCTTGGCACGAGACATATCTGCAACAGATTTACCATCAAGAGCATCTTCTACTTCTTTCTTGGAAGCAAGATTGCCAAGAGAATCTAGGATAATGAATATCTTTTCACCACGATTGATATTATTCAATTGATTTACTAGATCGTGTTTTAGTTCTTCAACATCAGTAATTGGAACATGAACTACACGATTTGTATCAATACCAAACTGCTTGAAGTATTGCTGTGGCATACCAAACTCAGAATCATAGAATAGAATGATTCCTTCTGGATACTTTTGTTGAAATGCTGATCCAAGAACCAGAGCAAATGAACTTTTGAAATGCTTGCTTTCAGCAGCAATTGATAGGATTCCTGGAGACAATCCACCATCCAGTTTGCCAGAAAGAGCAACATTTAGCATTGGAATACTAGTTGGAATCACATCCTTTTCAGTGAAAACTTCACTGTCTGTAAGAACAGAAGTCTTTTTTACTTTAGTATTACTCATAAGTTTTTTCATTAGAGACATATAGTTTCTCCTATATTAGGTTCATAATAATTGATTGTAATACGGATTATTGAATGAGTCAACAAAAAAACCCCATGGAACTTAATCCATGGGGTAAAAAATTAGAACTTAGCACCAGACAAGTCTAATGCATTCTTCTTTTTTCTAGGACGCTTCAGTATTGGTGTTGCCCTATGGTTGCGTTTATTCCTTGGTGGTTTAACCGTGTTTGGTTTTGCCGACGCAAGTTTAGCAGCACGATGGGGCATCGGTATAACTCGGGATTCCCGGTTTACCGGTGGAACAACGGCCTGTTTTGCAGGTTGCGGTATTCCTTTTCTGGCATTTGCTGCATGGTTTGATGCTAACAACAGAGCAATTGCTAGTGGATCAAACACAAATACCAGAGTGAGGATAAGCATCTGGACTGCTTGCTCAACATTAGAAGAACTTGCTTCACCGTAGTACAGTTTGGCAAGATACTTCAACGGTCCTACTTCAACCTCATTCTTTTTAACCGTATTCTCTAGTCTGGATTTCTCCATTTCAAGATCGGTTATAACAGCAAAGATTTTGTCTTTGTCTGCCACCAACACATTTCGGTTCTTGCGTTGAGCATCTGTCGCAGCAAGTGCCGATCTGGCATCCTTAGTGCCCTTACTCTTTTCGGTCATAACAGACAACGAATTGTCTATTTGGGCAAGTTGCTTGTCAAGATCAGCAAGCTTCTGCCGTTCAACTTTGATTTTACTCTCAATTAACGGCAACCGAGAAGTTTCTCCGGTAGTCATCTGTATTTGTTGTTCTATGTGTGCTCTTGCGAGAAACCCATAGATGCCGAGTGATGTGATTAACATCAGTACGACAACAGCAGAAACAAGATAACTTTTGAGTTTCCACCCAATAGTTTTCCAATGTTGCTCCAACCAAGCAGCAGTTACTACTTTGGCGATCTCAAGAAATGAAGCAACAGTTACTACTGCCCAGAATGCTCCGGAAAACATCGCAGCAAGTCCAATCACGGAGATTGTTCCTGCCGCAATAGATATTACAATCGCAACTATTCGTGCGATATGATTCAGAACCATAAGTCCTCCTTTTGGTCTGATTTCAGTATGAGTATACTAACACAATCAAAACCAAAAGTCAAGTCCTATTTTTACTTATTGTCTTGTATATACTTATCAATCTTCTGTATAAATGCCTTTATTTTCTCTACTCTATTTGGCCAATAGATGTAAGTCTTTTCTTCATCTTTCATCAGATTTTCTAATAAAGGCATTACCATTTTCTTCAATCCCTCCATCTTTATTTGAGCAGAGGATTGAACTTCAATCAATTGTTTTTCAATTTGTCTTTCGTATTCTTTTAGTTCGTTCTCATTTACTAGTGTAAATCCAAAATCATCTTCTTCTTTTTTCATATCTTGATTCCCAATATTCTTTTCGCACGATCAGCAGCATCCTTCAATGCTTCTCTATGAGAGTATTCTTCTACCGTGTTGTGCAATCCTGGTACATCACCACGAGGTTGTAAGAAACCAGAATCAGCAGCAACAATTTTAGGACCATGTGGATGATTCACTGTTTCTCCAAGATTGTCCTCAACAAAATCTCCAGGATGAAACCCTTTATCCACAAGTTTCTTGAAAGATTGAACAACAGGGTGATCATCTGTCAAGTTGTGTGGTGCAAAAAACTTATGATTTTGAATACTGATTCCGTGTTGTGTTGCTGATAGTCCTCTTTTTGCGTGATTATGTCTTGCACTAAGAAATCCTCCCATATCATCCATATCAATTCCTGTTGTTTTTCTAAAAGATGAATGAGTTATTGGTTTTACTCTTTCAGAAATAAGAAAAAGTCCTTCTGGATGAGTATGAAATACCGTTGGTAATACTCCATGAGGATTTGCGGAATATGTTCCATCTTCATGTTTGATATAAGTTCTTAAATGATCAAAACTTGGATGTGCCTCATTCAAATTTTGCATTTGACCAAGCATCATTTCATGTGGTTCACGAACAGAATCATAACTTGTGTAATGTTTTAGAGCAATCTTATGAACAACAGGAACAGTATGATTTTGTACCGTATAGGTAGACCCATCCTTACTATAATTCCTTAGTTTGATTGTCATATCACCACCAGCATGAGCAGCACGGGAAGAACCTTTGCCAAGCAACGGTCCTAATTGTTCTCCTAGGTGTTTCTTTACTCTGTCATAATATCCTTCTGGATCATATGCCTCAGAAATAAGCAAAATTAAATCTTCAAACTCTTCTTCTGTCAATACAGGAAGATTAAAATATGTGCTATGCTCTTTGAATGTCTTCATAAAATCCTCTTATGAAAAGAATGCTGATATGGATGCTTTTTTTTCAGTCTGCCATCCAATTACATCTAATATTGTTTTGATCGGTTCAAGAAATGCTTTCTCAAACTGAAGTTCGTAATCAATATATTTATCTAATCCCAATTGTTTAGGCAATACAGCAGGAACAGATATAACATTCTCCTGTATAGGATTTGGCATCTTCAAGTAACAGAACTTTGCCTTTTCCTTATCAAAGATTTCAGAGAACCGATCATTCAGTTTCTTCTCTTTGATTAGTTTATTGTATAACAAAGCACCACGAACATGAATAGGAGTTGCTTTCTTGTAGATGTTTTCTTTGTCTGCATACTTATACAGTCCATTTACTCCACGAGGAAAAGCAACGTCTTCAAATGGCAAAGAATGAAACTTTTCTCGGAAAGAATCAATAAACCGAATAGCATCATCCTCAGACCCATTCAGAATTACCTGAATAGCATCCTTAATTGCTTCTCTGCATGATGAGGGGGTTGATGACCTAACTGCTTCAATACCCATCATCTTCAACTTTGGTTTATCATACTGAATGCCTTCGTTGTTCCATAGATTGGTAATATACCTCTTCTTGGCAACAAATATTC